TTTCATTGAGTGCTATTGAAATATAGGTTTGGTCAACACCAGAAAGATTAACCACAAGGCTATTTTTAGAAGGTGCGTTTGTTTCGCTTACCCCTGTTATTCCTCTAAAATGTCCATTTGATGCGTATGTTCTTGATGTTCCAGAAACACTAGATGAGATATCAAAACTAGCATTTGTAAGATATACTGGTGTTCCAAAACCTAATTCAACTAAAAGTATGGGGTCTATGTTTCCTGTGGCTAGTTCTGTTTTTACTGCACTTGTTAAACCTCTAGCCATTTACAAACTCTCTATTACATCAAACTCATAATTAAATAATAAGTTTCCATCCTTGTCATTTTGTCCTGTTGCGAACTCTTGAACGTCACTTGTTAGATGAACTGTAAAAGGAACTGAATCATAGGTAACCGCACTATTATCCGCTAGTGCTTCTCTTAAAGGCGGTTCTATTGTTACTGTTGACGCATTACTAGATGACGTTGCATCTTCAACCACCATATAAACCTTACTGTGTGCAAACTTTATAAAGTCACCTGCTTTTAATCGTCCTGCTCCATCTCCTGCAAATCCATCTATAGCTATAGTTGTGTCTGTTGCCGTGTGTGAGCCATTGACTAACAAAGTTCCTGTTTCATTACCCTGTGCGTTTAGATAGTTTGAGAATGTGACTGTAAAATTATCTTTTCTGTTTCTTTGCTTCATTATAAACGCCATCACAGGTGCAAAGTCTGCCCTAGTCATGGGAGGATATGAAAGAGTAAAACTAAAGCGTTGACCCTGCACTTGTCTTCTAAATGTCTTTCCGCTATCTGTTTCACTAAACAAAGTCCTTTGATTGCTCTTGATATTGATAGCTGTGAAATTTGTTTTTGGTAATGCTCCGCTCATACGACTGCCATCTTACCCTTTTCGTTCATAGCACTATTAATAAGGTTTACTATAACACCCCTGCTATTTACCAACAATTCGTTGAACCCTCTAGCGTCTACAGTATTAATATTGAAATTGACAGTTACGTTTTTATCCATGCCTAGCTTGTCATTGGGTACTATTGTTCCTGCTTGGTCTGGCACAAAGAGTTCTGCACCCTTTTCACCTACTATACTTGGCTGTCCAACTGGCGGTCTTCCACCTTTTTCAAACCCTCTCATCTTATTTATAATACCTGCTCCAAACGCTAACGCACCGCCTACAGCCACAACGTTAAATGGGAAGGGTATAGAAGCAAAAGTCTTCATTGCACCCTCATGTAAGCTAATTAAGGCTTTTTTTATGGAATCTGCCTTGAACATAGCTAAAGACCCTTTCATTGCGTTCTTTATCGCTTCACCTATAAACATTTCAACCATTGACCGAACTACAAAAGTGCCTAAATCAGCAAAACTTAGTTTACCTGTCATTACAAAGTCGGTGAGTGAATTTTTTAATCTATCAAATGTAGACGCTCCTATATCACGCATTTGCTCAAACATCTCTCTTTGTGAGTCCGCAACCTCTTTGAAACCCTTAGTGAAGTTAGAGAAAAGACCTGTATCTTGAAAGTCAAGAGCATCAAAAACCGCCTGTCTAGCACCATCCATTGCATCGGCTAAGTCCATCACAGCTTTTTTTTCTTCTTTGATTGCGTTAGTTCGTGTTTTAGATGCTTCAACAACCTTACCACCCATTGCAAAAGGTGCTTGTCCAAACGCTTCAAATTGTTCTTTTGAACTTTCAACAACTGCCTTTTGTGTTTTATCTAATAGAAGAAGTTTTTCATTCAAATCTTTAATTTTTTGTTCGTTTTCACTAAATACTGTGGACATACCTTCATACAAATCAATTTGTTTAATAACTATCTTTGAATTGTGATTCATCACTCCATTTGCTTGTTTAAAATCTTCCGCTACCTTCTTGCCAAAATCAGGTTTTATTTCTGCCATAGATTCTTCAAGTTTTTTATTCTGCATTTCAAGTTCACGAATAGCGAATACTGTTTTAAGAATATCGCTTTCTAATTCTTTTCTTGTTAATTTTTTAAGTGCTTCTTCTGCCTTAACTAAAGGGTCTGGAAGTAACATTGATGCTGTTGTCATTGCACCTAAAGCACCTGCAATAAGCGTTAATCCTTTTGGGCCAGATAAAGCCGTTATCCCTGTTAATGTAATAAACATTTTTCTAAAAGCTGAAGCAAGTTTTAGAACCACCCCAACCAGTTTGAAAGCAATAAACCCTGCCACAAGAGCCTTTAGTGTCTTGAAATTTTCTGCAACGAATTGAACCGCTGAACCAAATCCAATAACCGCATTTGATAGTCCAACACCTATTGATGTTGCTATCTTGTCAATTTGCTCTTGATTATCTTGAAAAAATTTATCTAACTCACCAAATTCTCTTTTCAGTCCGACTAAAAATCCTTCTGCCACCTGTTTCTGAAAGTTAAACAGCTTATCGCCAAGCATTGAGAGCGTACCAGTAAGAGTGTCAGCTAGGTCATCTGTTGCACCTGCAAACCTTCCCCCTTTACCGAATACTCTTTCAAACGCTTCGGCTGTTTCTTCTGCCGTGACTGTAGCACCTGCCTTGAACCCTAATAAATCTCTAACACCTCTTTCCCTAAAGATATCCGCACTAGCTATACCTGCTGATAATGACCGCTGTATTTGTTCCGCTGTGGTTTGAAAGTCTAAGCCAGTAACACTAGCAACGTTTCCTGTTATTTCCAAGACCCTAGATAGTTCTTCTGCATCTTTAGCAACAACGGCTAAATTACCTGCACCTGCCTGTATTTGCTCTAGGCTGAAAGGTACTTTAGATGCAAACTTTGACATAACATCAAAAGCTTTTGCACCTTCTTCAACGCTACCGAATAAGAATTTAAGTCTGATTTGTAAGGATTCAACTTGCCTACCAACGTCCACGAATGACTTGATGGCAACACCGCCACCTATACCAACTAGGGCATTTCTAAGATTAAACACAGATTGCTTTAGTCTATCGACCCCTGTTGTGGCTGACTTCATAGCCTGTCTAGTCTTGTCCTTCGCTATGATGTCTATATTTACTTGTTTTGTTGCCACTTATCTACTTGCCTTTGCTAGTCGTTGTTCTCGTTCTCGTTCTTCATGTTGGATTTGAAAGTAAGCAATCCACATATTAAATTCTTCAACTGACATTTGCAAGATTTCGGAAACAGTCTTGTGTAGCTTTTCGGCTAAACCAAAGATGTTATGCAACTCTGCATCATTCTTTAGTTTTTTTTATAATCCTCAATATTTTCATTTCCTGTTCCCATTATCTTTGTGGCAACGTCTGCGATTACATTTGTGTCAGCTTTTGTTTTGAAGGCTAGAATGTGCTTGGCGTTGAACATCTTATCGCCATCTTTCGTTAAGGCTTTTTCAATGATAACGTCAATGAGTACAAGCAAATCAGTATTGGTTGCACCCTTGAATATCTTTTGTTTCTCAAGCATATTGAAAGGCTTGGTATGAATAGCTTTATCGCCAGTCAAACCCCACTCTGGAACTTCAATTATCTGCGTGTCTAGCTGACTAAAATGGTCACGAATACCATCAAAGTAGTCAATTGATGAATCTGACATTAGACTGTTCCGATGGTCAATCCACCATTACCTTGTAAAGAAACAGTTCTAGTTGTTACACCATCTAAGGTAACACCCACAGACATTCCAGTAACGATACCAGTACCGCTAAACTTTCTATCTCCTGACGCACTTCCTTCTGGCATGAATTCAAAACTAGCACTAGCACCTTGAACTAATGTTGTTTGACCAGAATCAGTTTCATCAAAGTTCATATCTATAGTAGCTGTGAATGTACCTCTACCAACCAGATAGGACTTCATGGAACTTCCTAGTGCTGTGTCTTCAACTACATCGTGTGTAGTGTCTATGGTGAAGCCTGTGGCGTTACCTATCGCTGTACCCCCAACATGAACAACCCCTTCTTTTCCGTGATGTGTAGCCATTTTTTACTCCTTTTCTTCTTTAGGTTTTTCGACTTTTTTAGAAACCGCCTTTTCGTCATGTACCTTGTAGCCATTTTTTTCGAAATGTTCCACATGGTCTTCGACACATTTTATTATACTTTCGCCTTTTTTCATAGTCACATTTTTAGCCATTATGCACTCCCTCTAGTAAATTCATATATTACCCTTGCTGTTATTCGTACACCACCATAAGGATATATTGTACCCTCGTCCGTAGATGCTTCGATTATTTGAGTATCTATAGCATTACCATTTCTAGTTATATCATTATCTAAAGTTTCTTCAACAACTTCTATAATCT